GCGGCAACCACCCCAATGGTCGCCGCCGTATCCGCATCGGCCCTCGCCGGTATGGCTCACAACGGCCTGGACAACATCCCGAAAGAGGGCACATGGCTGCTGGATGGCGGTGAGCGCGTGCTCAACCCTAACCAGAACCGAGACCTGACCAAGTACCTGGCTGACAAGTCCGGGAATGGTGCTGGCGGTGCGCCGTCTTTCACCATCAACGCCCCAGTGAATGTCCAGGCCCAGCCCGGTATGACTGACGCAGACGCGGCCAGGCAGGGCTCGGCGATCTCGTCGGCGCTCGAGGCTCAGCTCGGACAGTTCTTGGAGAGAGAAATGCGTCAGGGCGGACGTCTGTGGAGGCGCACGTAATGGCTGAGACATTCGATTTTGATGTAAAGGTCGGCGCTTCCGGCGACGTGAAGCAACGCACTTGGTCGAACGACTTCGGCGACGGTTACACCCAGGCAGGCGGTGTCGGTATCAACACTAAGTCGCAGGCGTGGGACGTGACCGTGATCGGGCGTTACGGCGCTGGCCAGAAGCTCCAGCAGGTTCAGGACTTTCTGGACCGGCATGATGGCTACAAGTCTTTCCTCTGGACGCCACCTGGCAGCGGGCAGGGCCGGTACACCTCCAGCGGTTACAAGTTGTCGACCCTCGGCAACGGTCTGCACTCGTTGTCCACAAGCTTCAAGCAAACATTTAAACCATGAAGAAACGTGCGCTATAACTAAAGCGGGCTCAACCTCAACATGGGCGAGCCCGCCGTTAATAAGTAATACCGGCTAACAGATCAACCGCACTTTCCAGCAGCGCTCAGTGGATCACAAGGCGGTCGGAAGTCGTTAAGGCTGGGGCCCGCAAAAGCTGTGGTGGACAAGCCAAACACTGCGATGCAAGCGAAGAGAGCAGATTTCAGCGAGATGAAGCGCTTGTTTTTCATGAGTATTACCTTATGAGTGATGAATCACTTCATGAGTGTCTAGTCCTGACAATTCGGTTCCACTGAAGCCCGCACGTAAATGATGTCTCGGTTCTGCTCGCCGGTAGCGGAGTCACGTGGATAGAGTCACGCATACATTCAACCTCTATTTCCAGACCCCGCCGAGTGCGGGTTTTTTCGTAGGTAACCACCATGATTTACAGCGCGGACATCCAGAAACTGGAGCCCGGCAACCAGATTCGTCTTTACGAACTGGATGCCACGCGGCTTGGCGCAACGCTCTGGCGCTTCCACGGGCACGAGCATGAGGGAGACATCATCTGGCAGGGCCAGCTGTATTCCCCGATCCAGATTGAGGCCAGCGGCTTCGACATCCGCGGCGATGGCCGGCCAGCCACACCCAAGCTCACCCTGGCGAACGAGCTGTCGGGCATTCGCGGTGCAGTCTCGGCGCTGTGCCTCCAGTACCGCGATCTGGCCGGCGCGAGCTTCAAGGTGATCGAGACGTTCAAGCACTTCCTCGATGCCGCGAACTTTGACGGCGGCAACCCGGACGCTGCCGATCAAAGCCGCATCAGTCTTTGGAAAATCGAGCAGAAGACCGAAGAGAACTTTTCGTCGGTCGGGTTCGAGCTTTCCAGTCCCATCGACATGGAAGGCCAGCAATTGCCGTCCCAGCAGATCACCAAGCTGTGCCGCTGGGCCATGCGCGGCCAGTACCGGCAGGAGGCGTGCGCGTACACCGGCACTGCGTATTTCGACAAGAAGAACGAGCCCACCGACAACCCGGCGCTGGACCGCTGCGGTGGCTGGTGGAGCAGCTGCAAGTTGCGCGGCAATACCCGCCGGTTCGGCGGATCAATGGGCGCGAGCCTGATCGCCAAGGGGTAACCATGCGAATCAATCAAAAGCTCCAGGACGCCATGCGGGCGCACGCCGAGCAGTCACACCCGGCCGAGGCCTGCGGGCTTCTGATCAAGACCGACGCCGGCCGCGAATACGTGCCGTGCGGCAATGTGGCCACCAACCCGCTGCAGCACTTCCTGATCGACAAGCACGACGCTGCGGCGGCAGAGGACAGGGGCGAGGTGCTGGCGATCGTGCACAGCCACCCGGACCGCGCCGCCACGCCGAGCATGACTGACCTAGTCAGCTGCGAGCTGCACGAATTGCCTTGGGCGATTGTGTGCTGGCCCGGTGGTGACATTCAGTGGTTCAAGCCGACCGGGTTCCAGGCACCGCTGCTGGGCCGGGACTTCTCTCACGGCCTGCTCGATTGCTGGTCGGCCTGCCGGGAGTGGTACGCCCGCGAGGCGTCGTTGCCGCTGCCGAACTTCGAGCGTAAAGAACTGTGGTGGGAAGATCCAGACAGCCCCAGCCATTACGAAGAGAACTTCGAGGCCTGCGGCTTCGTTCGGGTCGATCAACCGCAGCGCGGCGACCTGCTGGTCTTCCAGATCCCGACCGTGGGCAGGCCCTGCCATTTCCCGAACCACGCCGCGATCTACCTCGGGGCCGATGCCAGGCTGCACAGCGAAGACGCTCCGGCGCTGGGCGGCGCTGGCCCATTCATCTACCACCATATGCCCGGTCGCCTGGCTGCCCGTGAGGTTTACGGCTGGTCGATGGCCAACCGCGTAAAGCTGATCCTGCGCCATAAGGAGTACATCCCATGACCATGCGCACCATCAAGTTGTACGGCGTGCTGCGCAAGCACTTCGGCCGGGAGTACCGCATCGACGTGCACAGCGTGCGTGATGCGGTCAACGCGCTGTGCGCCACGAAGCCAGGCTTTGAGAAATTCTTACGGACCGGCGAAGAGCGCGGACTGGTGTTCAGCGTGTTCTGCGGCAAGCGCAATGCCGGAGAAGGCGAGTTCGACATGCAGGGCAGCGACAACAGCGATATCCGCATTGTGCCGCTGATTCAGGGCAGCAAGCAGGCCGGATTGTTTCAGGTAGTGCTGGGCGTGGCGCTTGTGATTGGTGGTCTTTTCACCGGCGGTACGTCGTCAGTCGTCGGCATGGGCCTGCTTGGCGCTGGTGCGGCGGTCGGCCTCGGTGGTGTGGTGCAGATGCTTTCTCCCACAACCACGGCCAGCGTCGGCAACAACAACGATGAAGGCAACAACCCCAGCTACGGGTTCGGCGGCGCAGTGACCACTGTTGCCCAAGGCAACCCATACCCCGTGCTCTACGGCGAACGAGAGATCGGCGGGGCCGTCGAGTCAGGCGGCATCTACACACAAGATCAGATGTGATCATCAGGTAATACCAGACCCGCTTCGGCGGGTTTTCTTTTTTCTGGGGGCGTTATGGGAAGTGCGGTAGCAGCGCGAAGCATTCGCGGGAGCAAGGGCGGTGAGGCAACACAGAAGCAGCCGACGATCGCGCTAAACAGCACAGCCTCGATTGCTACCGCGCGCATCGTCTACCTGTGGAGCTGGGGGCCGATCGTTGGACCGGTGAACGGCCTGCGTTCGGTGAAGCTCGACGGTACGCCGTTGGTGGCAGAGGACGGGACGATCAACTTCCCGGGCGTGAAGTGGCAGTTCCGCAATGGCGAGCTGAACCAGCAGCGCCTTGAGGGCATTGCCGAGTCCAGCAACGAAGTTGACGTCAACCAGCAACTGCTCAGCGGCACGCCGTACCTGCGCACAGTCAATAACCCGGTGCTGGACGCGCTGCGCGTGCGATTCAGCTGGCCGCAACTACAGTCTCAGGACCAGAGCGGCAATATCAATGGCGTGCGCATCGAATACGCCATCGACCTGGCCACCGACGGCGGGCCTTTTGTACAGGTGCTTTCGGACTTCGTCGATCGCAAGAACGTCACCAAGTACGAGCGCAGTCACCGGCTCAACTTGCCTGCGGGCAGCCGCTGGACCATGCGCGTGCGCCGGATCACGCCCGAGGCCAACAGTTCGCTGATTCAGGACGGCATGTTTGTCGACGCCGTGGCCGAGGTCGTGGATAGCGATCAGGAATTCCCGCTTACCGCCGTCGGCTGTGTCGAATATGACGCTGAGCAGTTCGGCGGCGATATTGCCAAGATCGCGGTACTGATGCGCGGGCGCATCGTGCGCGTGCCATCCAACTACGACCCAGAGACGCGGACCTATGCCACGTCTGGCGCAGGCACCAGCAACGGGATTTGGGACGGTACGTTCAAAGAGGCTTACACCAACAACCCGGCTTGGGTCTGCTACGACCTGGCACTGAACCCATACTACGGCCTCGGGCACCGGATCGACGCTACGATGGTGGACCGCTGGAACCTGTACCGCATCGCGCAGTATTGCGACCAGATGGTGCCGAACGGCATGGGCGGTGTGCACCCGCGATTGACCTGCAACATCTACCTGCAAAAGCAGGCGGATGCCTACGCCGTGTTGCAGGACCTGTCGGCGATCTTCCACGGCATGAGTACTTGGGACGGCAGCCAGATCACGTTCACCGCCGACATGCCTGGCGATCCCGTTTACACCTACAACCCTTCGCAGATCCTGAACAACGGCGAGATCCAGTATTCGGGCACCCGTTCGCGCGACCGCCACAACCTGGCAATGGTGACGTGGGACAACCCGGACCAGAGTTTTGCGACGGACAAAGAGCCTGTATTTGATGACGTGGCGCTGGCAGAAACCGGGTCAGTCAACGAGCTGTCCGTCGATGCTTATGGCTGCACGTCGCTCGCCCAGGCGCAGCGCGCGG